ATTGCTATTCGTGCAGCAGGTGATACAGATGACCAACCACAAGTTTTGGAATCATATGAAGACGTTACTATGGATCCATCTTCTGCTAAGTATGTCGGCAGAGCTATTGGTGATCGTTATCCCGTTTATAACTTTAACACATCTCCTGTTGAAGTTATGTATGATGGTGATTTTGAAAACAAATCAAAGTTTGTTAGAGTTGAAGTTGTGGAAGGTGCACCAACAAATGCACACCCTGCTGGTTTTAAGGGATATCCTACAGCTAATGTCAACCCAACAAACAGGGACGCTTTGGGAACAACAATTGAATTTTCTGTAACAGATACAGCTATTGCTTATTCAAACACTGGCACAATAACAGATCCTACACCTCACACTGAATGGGGATTTTTAGATGCTGGTGCTACAATTACAGTTGCTGGTACTACATCTTCAGGTGCTGTTAACGCTGATTTTACGACCGCATCCACAATCATAATTGGTACAGTGATTGATATTGTTGTTGGTAGTGATGTGCAAGTATCTGGTGAATCATTAGGTGTTACTGTTGACAGTTTCAGTGATGATGGATTTGTAACAACTGTAAACCTAAGTGGCAATGTTACAATCGCAGACACAACAGTTGTAACTTTCCCAGGCAACGATGGTGATTTCACTGTCGTTAGCGCAACAACTACTGAAATCACAGTGGAAGAGTCAGTGTTGACACAAGCAGGTGGTACATTCACATCTGTTATCACAGGTAACAACTTTGATTCTGATTTCGCTACAGGATTTTGCACATACGCTCCTGTAAGTCTTAAGACAAACCACCTAAACGCAAGAGGAGAGGTTTCATCTACAACATATGCAGGTGTTTCTCTTGACGCTGGTATGGCTGATAGACTTAAGAACTCTGTAGTAAACACAAGCAACGGTACTTTTGCACAGCAGGCAGGTATTGTTTATGGTACTGCTGCTGATGAAATTACTAATGTCCCATCATCATACACTTTGATTGACACAACAGGTGTCAACGCTGGAAACTTTTCGACAACAAATCAGATTCGTTTTACAGTAGCTATGTATGGTGGTACTGATGGTTTCGACCCAAGAAAAGATATGGCTAATTCATATAATGACGGCAGCATCAGCGCTGACTTCTCAACAGCTATCAACATTCTCTCTAATCCAGAAGAAGTTGATTTCAATCTTATCGCAGTGCCTGGTGTGCACTCCGGTGAAGCTGGCACAACAAACGATAAGCTTGTTGACATGATTACAGCACGTTCCGATGCTTTCGCTATTATTGATTTGGGTGACACATCAACAAGCGGCGCTGGGTTGGCACTAAGTGTATCTAACGCTATTTCAGAGTCAGCTAAGTATGACACAAATTATGCTGCTGCTTATTACCCTTGGGTTAGAATTAATGACGCTGAAAACAATCGTCTAATGTGGGTACCACCAAGTGTAGAAGTGCTTGGTGCTTACGCATTCAACGACAGCGTTGCCCAACCTTGGTTTGCACCAGCAGGATTTACAAGAGGTGGATTGGATACTGTTTTGGAAGCAAGACGTAGACTAAATCAATCTCAAAGAGATAGTCTCTATACAGTAAACGTAAACCCAATAGCTACATTCCCAGGCCAAGGTATTGTTATCTTCGGTCAGAAGACACTGCAGAAGAAGCAGTCAGTGCTTGATAGAGTCAATGTTAGAAGAATGCTAGTAGAAGTAAGAAAGACAATCGCTGGTTTCTCAAGATTGTTTGTCTTTGAAGCTAACAACGAATCTACACAAGGTGCAATTCTAGCAAGAGTAAACGAATATTTGAGCACAGTACAGGCTCAAAATGGTTTGACACAGTTTAGAGCTATACTAGACGAATCAACAACAACACCCGATCTAGTTGACAGAAACATTATCAAAGGTAAGATTTTCCTACAGCCTACACAGGCCGCTGAAATTATTATCTTTGACTTTAATGTTGACGGTAGTGGTGCATCATTTGATGAAGTTTAGTAAATAAATAATTTGTTGGGGGATAACCCCCAACAAATTTTATTTGTTTTATATATTTATAATAAACAAAACGGAGAAAGAAATTGGCAGTAACAACACTAAATCAAGGAAGGCTGTTACCAGATACATTTGAGCCAAAAAGAAATAATCGTTGGATTCTTTTCTTTCAAGATGAAGAAATCCCTGCTTATACTCTCAAAACTGTTGCAAGACCATCTTTTACAATGGAACCAGTTACTATTGATTATATCAACAGCAAGAGATATTTGGCCGGTAAGGGTGAATGGGGTACAATCGCAATGACATTGCACGATCCTATCGCTCCTTCATCAGCTCAACGTGTTATGGAATGGGTTAGACTTTCTCACGAAACAATTTCTGGTCGTGATGGATATGCTTCTTTTTACAAGAAGAATTTCTCAATCGAAATGCTTGATCCCGTCGGCGCATCAGTAGAAAAGTGGGACATCAGAGGAGCTTTTATTTCTGAAGCTACTTTTGGTGATCTTTCTTACGATGGTGCTGATCCTGTAGAGATATCCATTACTGTTAGACCAGATGAGTGTATTCTGAGATACTAATAGTATTTATATAAATAAAAAAGCACCTCTTTTTTAGGGGTGCTTTTTTTTGCTGTTTACAACTCTTTATTTTTTTATTAACATATATTATATGTTATAACATTTTTATATAAGGAGTCTAAAATGGCTAAATCAAAAATTAAAGTAGAGGAAGATACAGCAGAAGGTGCATCTCCCCCTATTCCTCGACAAGAGGTGGCTAATAAAGATGAACAAAGATCCGGTTACTCTGTACCAAGAGATATGGTGCTTTTACCAAGCATGGGTAAACTTTACGGGGAAACCCATCCATTGCACAAAGAAGAATTTATTGAAGTAAGACATCTTACTGCTGCAGACGAAGACATACTAACATCAAGATCCCTTCTAAGGTCTGGTAAGGCACTTGACCACCTACTACAAAGTTGTATTGTTGATAAAAGTATAAGCGTAGATGACTTGGTTTCTGGTGATAAAAATTCAATAATGACTTTTCTTAGAATAAGTGGTTATGGCCCAGATTATGAAGTTAGATTAGATTGTCCAAGTTGTGAAGAAGAAAATAATTATACTTTTGATTTGAGTGGGTTAGCTGTAAGAACATTAGATTTGAATCCAGAAGATGTAAATAATCCTGCATTTGATTTTGCACTTCCAAGCGGCATAAATATAAAGTTTAGATTCCTAACCTCAATGGAAGAAAACGAAATACAGGAAGTGCTTAGAGTGACGAAACAAAAAACAGGGTCACCTTTGGAAAGAAACATAACAACTAGATATTCAAAGCAAATATTATCTGTCAACGGTGATGATTCGCCAGAAACAATAAGTAATTTTGTAAAAAGTATGTCTATAAGAGATTCTAGAGCTTTTAGAAAATATCTAAACGATAATGAACCTGATGTAATTATGAAACAACCCTTCACTTGTAGTTATTGCGGCCATAAGGAGGAGGTGGACATCCCAATAGGGGTGGGTTTCTTTTGGCCTGAATGAAAGCCATAAAGAATATTTTTGGGAAGAAGTTTTCGCTTGTGTATATTATGGAAAACTTAGTTTTCAAGACGCTTACAATATGCCCGTTTCTTTTAGACAGTGGTGGATAAAAAGAGTTAATAAAGCTTTAGAAGAAAAAAATAAAGCTGAAAAAGAAGCGATGAGAAAAAAGTAATATAGTTGCATTATACCTCTCTGTTTTTTTGCAGAGAGGTATATTTATTTATAGTGAATAATACCATATAAAATGGAGCTACACAATGGAAAGTCTTTCAGCATTATTAAAAATGACAATGGTGTCTGGTCTCTTAGCCTATATTAATAAAAGACTTGAGCTTGAAACAAAAGAATCAGAAATAAAAAAACTCAAGAAAAGAAAAAAAGATTTACTTAGTAAAATGGACTCCAGATTAAAAAAAGCTTCCAAGAAAAAACTATCTAATGGATTAACTTTAGGGCAAGTTATAGGGAGAGATATGCTTTCTAACAAGGATATTCAAAAAGCTAACAAAAGCAAACCTATGAATAAGAATGATATTAAAACATTAAAGATGTCCGACTTTAAAAGATATTTTTCTAAAAACTAGTACTGCAAAATACAATGCCTGATATATCAAATCAATTAT